TATTCTAAGAACGATAAGTCATACGGTGAAGAAGACTTGTTCTAATTGAACAAAAATACAACTATATATATACATTATGACACAGAAATATAAATGGCTAAACGACGATAGTCGAAAGTTCCTGAAACGCGGATACCTAACAGGCGATCAGACACCCGAAGAACGGATCACTCAAATTGCAAAGACTGCTGAGAGTGACTTAAAAAAGGCAGGTTTCGCAGAGAAGTTTGAAGAATACATGGCACATGGATGGTATTCATTGTCATCTCCTATTTGGGCTAACTATGGAATGGAGAGAGGCTTACCTATCTCATGCTTTGGTTCTTATGTCGATGATACTCTAGAATCTATACTTACTAAGCAAGCTGAAGTAGGTATGATGACGAAAATGGGAGGTGGAACATCTGCTTACTTTGGAGATATTCGGAAGAGAGGTGCAAATATTGGCACTGGTGGAAAGTCCAACGGTCCAGTTCACTTCATGGAGTTATTCGAATCAGTGACGAATGTTGTTTCGCAGAGTAACGTTCGTAGAGGATCATTCGCAGCTTACATGCCTATTGATCATGCTGACATCTTAGAGTTCTTACAGATCCGAGGAGATGGCAATAGTATTCAGAATCTTTCTATTGGCGTATCGGTCTCTGATAAATGGATGAAATCAATGCTCGGCGGAGATAAGGATAAGCGAAAGGTATGGGGTAAACTAATTAAGAAGCGATATGAGTCTGGTTACCCATATGTATTCTTTAGCGATACGATTAACGATAACGCTCCAGATGTTTATAAGGACAAAGGTCATACGATCCATGCTTCTAATCTATGTTCTGAGATTGCGCTATCATCGAGCAACGATGAATCATTTGTATGCAACCTATCGTCCATGAATCTACTTCATTACGATGATTGGAGAGGCACTGATGCTGTTGAAGTTCTTACATATTTCCTCGATGCGGTAATGTCTGAGTTCATCCGCAAGACTGAAGATATTCCATTCATGGAAGCTCCTCGTAAGTTTGCGACAAATCAACGAGCACTCGGTATCGGTGTCCTTGGTTGGCACTCATACCTACAGAGTAAATCAATCCCGTTCGAAAGCTTCGAAGCAAAGCAGCTCACTACTGACATTTTCTCTTACATGAAAAGAGAATCTCACGAGGCATCTGAGTCTCTCGCTAAAGAATATGGTGAGCCTGAATTGTTGAAGGGTTACGGCCGTAGGAATGTCACCACAATGGCGATCGCTCCTACCACGTCAAGTTCGTTTATTCTTGGTCAAGTATCACCGAGTGTTGAACCTCTTAACAGTAATTACTTCGTTAAAGATCTCGCAAAGGGTAAGTTTACATATAAGAACCCATATTTGCAACGACTGCTTGATGGCTACAGTAAGAATACTGGTCCAACATGGAAATCTATTCTAGTGAATGGTGGTTCAGTTCAGCACCTTGACTTCTTATCTGATCATGAGAAAGAAGTGTTTAAGACATTTGGTGAGATCTCTCAAAAGGAGGTTATTATCCAGACTGCTATTCGTCAAAAACATATTGATCAGGCACAGAGCATCAATCTGATGATTCACCCCAAGACTCCACCGAAGGAAGTTAATCAACTTCTTATCTTCGCATGGGAGCAAGGTGTAAAGACACTATACTATCACCGTGGTACTAATCCATCTCAGGAGCTATCACGCAACTTACTTCAATGCGCCTCGTGCGAAGGTTAATGATTAAAGAAACACAATACTGTAACGCCTGCGGTTCTCAATATACTGTTCAATGGCTTGAACAAGACGTTGATGAAGACCTAATTCCATCATATTGCCCATTTTGCGGTGAAGAAAACTTCGGAGAGTTCGATCTGGTCGAGACTGACGAGTTCGAATAGGTTTATAAATAACTCTATGTGGAGTTACAATGGTGAAGAGTTTACTACCGAGATGATCGGTGACTATATCGGATTCGTCTATATGGTCACTGATCCATCAGGTAAAAAATATATAGGTAAAAAGGGATTCTTTTCTAAAGTAACTAAACCACCTCTGAAGGGAAAGAAGCGTAAACGTAGATCTCTAAAGGAATCTAATTGGAAAAAATACTGTGGATCAAGTGAGTCAGTTAAGGCTCTCGTAGAGGAGAATGGTCTAGATTACTTTAAGCGCGAGATTCTACATCTGTGTAGGAGTAAGGGTGAGCTGAATTATATCGAACTTCGTGAGCAGATCGTAAGAGATGTTCTATTGAAACCAGACGAATACTACAATTGTTTCGCCGGGGGGAAAATCAATCGATCTCACCTTAAAGCGCTATGGAAGTAATATAAAGGTTTACATTATGCTCTGTATAGGGTATAATATACATTATGAATAATTACATTATGACTAAATCAAATAGAGCGCGAGGTGCATCATTATAATCGTCGACTACTCAGGTATAGCAGTGGCCGCTTTCTTTGCCCATTCACAAGGTAAAGAAGCTCCTACAGAGGATATGCTACGGCATGTCGTTTTAAATACAATTCGCATGTACAATGTGATGTTTAGAGAAGAATATGGTCAAATGGTCGTAGCCTGTGATGGCGGATCTTGGCGTAAAGATGTCTTCCCTGAATATAAGGCAAACCGCAAAAAGTCTCGAGATAGTTCTGGTATAGACTGGAGCTCTTTCTTTACTACTCTTACTAAGATCCGAGAAGAGATCGGCGCTAACCTCCCTTGGATACCTGTTCACGTAGGAAACGTTGAGGCAGACGATATTATCGCAATCTTGGTTAAAGAAACACAGGAGTTCGGTAAGCATGAGAAGGTAATGATTGTTTCTGCCGATAAGGACTTCATCCAGCTCCATAAATATAAGAACGTAAAGCAGTATTCTCCTATGAAGAAGAAGCTTATCACCGAGAAAGATCCGATTGGATACATTCGCGAACATATCTTCCGAGGTGATTCAAGCGATGGCGTGCCAAATGTTCTTAGCAGCGATGATGTATTCGTTACAGAAGACACTCGACAGACTCCGCTATCTAAGAAGAAGATGCAGGTGTGGTTAGACAATTATGATAGATTATCTGAGGTAATGCCTGAGAATGCATACCGTAACTATCAACGAAACCAGAAAGTCATTGATCTAGATTTTATTCCTACGAATATACAACAAGAAATACTCGAAAAATACAATAATACCAAAATAGCTCCGAAAATGAAGGTCCTCAATTACTTAGTTGTTAACCGACTAAATAATCTTGTATCATCTGCATCAGACTTTTTTCCATATGAAACAAAATAAAGAAAAACTACTACACGAGCTTCTCGCTGAAGCTCAAGAAGCTAAAACCCGCGTAGAGCGTATCGAAATCTTTAAGGATAACGATACATTCGCGCTTAGAACCATCCTTCAACTTGCTTATAGTAAGTCTATTGAATTAGATTTTCCAACAGGTGCACCACCTTACAAAGTTAGTACTGCTCCAGCTGGACTAGAACTGTCAAGGTTGAAGAACATTATCAAGCCTTTAGGTAGCTGCGTAAAGGGCAATAAGACTCCTTCTTTCAAGAAAGAGAAGATCCTTATCGGCATCCTTGAGTCAGTCCATGCAAAGGATGCAGAGATTATCATTGCAGCAAAGGATAAAACACTGAGCAAACTATACAGCAAAATCACAGAGAATCTAGTTGAAAAAACATTCCCTTCTCTGTTAAAATAGAGGTTTACATATCTGTCATATAATGGTATAATTATGCCTTAACTATGAATATCTTCGCATTATCACCAGTCCCCGAAGTTGCAGCCCAATGGCACTGCGACAAACATATCAGCAAAATGGTCGTCGAATCGGGCCAAATGTTATCTACTGCTCATCGTATTCTCGATGGTGCTATGGATCGCAGGCCTTCTAAATCAGGTAAGACGATGTCAAAGTATTGGGCACTGGATGATAATCGCGAAGATGTTCTTTATAAGGCAGTCCATGCCGGCCATCCATGTACGGTATGGACTATGGAGTCACACAAGAACTATCAGTGGCACTATCAGCTTTTCAAATGTCTCTGTAAGGAATATACGCATAGATATGGTAAGCTACATCTAACAGAACGAGTATTGCTTGACATTCTCAAAGATCCACCTCAAAACATCAAGCAGTCATTTATGACACCATTTGCCCTTGCTATGGGCGCAGAACCAGATTGCATCGACCATGACGATTGCATTGGTTCATATCAGAAATTCTATCAAACAAAACAAAAGCGGTTCGCCATGAAGTGGACCAAACGTTCAATACCACATTGGTTTAAAACACTATGACATACGATTACTACTGCGATAAATGCGATAAAGAATGGGAAGACGTCTTTCCTTCAGCCGATCGAGATAAACCTGTTGGCCAACCATGCCCATGTGGTAAAGGTGGTAGCGTAAAGCGAGGAGTATGTGCTCCAGCTCTATCATTCCAAGGTTCTGTATCAGCTATTCGAAAAGCTGGCTCAGGTTGGAACGATGTCTTAACTGGAATTAAAAAGGCTTCTGGCAAAGATGCTAAGATTGATCATTACTAAAATGAAAAGAAACAAGAAGAGCATTCAAAATAAAAAAACTAAATACGACGATTTCGATAAATTTGATCGTAAGAAATTACGCAACGGAAAACGAGAAAGAAACACTTTTTCAAACCAATATGAACACGAGTTATATCTCGACAATATAGATTATTATGATGAACTTAACACGATCGAAGACTTTCAAACACCGTAGCGTTGAACTTGGGTATGATGATCTCATATCTGAAACAAAGCAAAGCGGAAATAGGTCATACACTACTCCTGAAGGAAAATCATATCCATCAATTACTACGATCCTTGGCTATTTTACAAAGGCATCGATCATGGAGTGGAGGAAGAGAGTCGGAACTGAAGAAGCTAATCGTGTTTCACGGCACGCATGCAACCGTGGTAATGCACTGCACCATACAGTTGAGCGCTATATTAATAACGAAGAAGATTACCTTAAAGGCGAAACAATGCCACACATCCTGCAGCTTGTTGGATCTGCTAATGGTGTATTG